TATCTAGTTGGTTCAGTACGTGGTATCGCGTCTACTGATGCTGCTATCGGTGAATCTTGTGAACTTGTTACTGAAGGTGTTTTTGAAGTAACTAAGACTACTGCTAACGCACCTAGTCAAGGTGATCTTGCTTATCTGAATACAACTTCAGGTGAAGTAACTACTACTGTTTCTACCAATTTCTTAATTGGTGTTTTTACTGAGGCCGCTATCAACGGTGATACTACTGGTAAAATAAAACTTACTGGTGAAGTGAAGGCAGTTGAAGCCTAAGTAGATGTCTTTATTTGACGATGCTATAACAAGTGCTTCTAAGGCTGTTAATTCAGTCTTAGGAGCATATTGTCTTTATCAAAGAGAATATGACGGACGTGTTTTTAAAGATGTCAGTGTTATTTTTGATAAGAACAAACCTGTTACAAATGAATTTAATGTTTTAGTTTCTTACCGGGTTGAAGCTTCAATCCTTAAAGAGCAGATTTCACTCACTAGAGTTGGTGACATAATCGTAGATGATGTTGGTAGTTCGTGGAGAATAACTTCTTTAATGAAAGAGACTAGAGCTAAATGGTATGTTGACGTAATAAGGCTGTAATGGCTACGTATACTGCTAAAGATTTTAAGGCTCTTGCCAGTAGGATTAAAGGTAAGGAAAAAACTGTTGCTAGAGCTACTTTACTTACTGTTAATAAAGCTGCAACTTTTGCCAGAAAAGAATCGATTAAAGATATGCTTGATCAGGTGACATTACAGCCATCTTATATAAGTGAAAGACTGAAGGTTGCTAAAAGAGCTTCTCCGGGTGATCTTACTGCCATCGTGAGAGGTAATGAACGTGGAACCTTATTAGAGAGATTTCCTTATAGTTTATCTGGTGATACTGCCAGAGTTAGGGTAAGTAAAAAAGGTTCAGCTCTGGTGATTCAGGGTGCTAGGATGGTTCACTTGAGAGGTTCAGGTGAAAAGGTTTTAGGGATGTTCAATAAAGATTTTATGGAAGTCTTAACAAAAGGATTGATGAAAGGTAAAGGATCAACCAAAGGTAAAAGAAATAAACTACACACTGTTGAAAAAGCTGCTGCAAAGGCTCCTTATGGAAGATGGCCTTTACATTCGAGTAGCATCAATCAGATGTTTGAAGAAGTCCGGGACGATATTCAACCTAGACTTAGAAAGTTCATGAGAGACACCTTCATGAAAGATTTTAGGAGACTGGATAAATGATCACTATAGAAACTATTATGCGAGACGATTTCAAGGCTAGACTTGAACAGATCAGTATTGCTAATGGGTATCTTAACGATGTGAGCGTTTTACCCGGTTACTTGGTTCATTATGTAAATGATTTGATGAACCCGGATAACTCTACTACATTCCCGTGTGTGGCTTTTCAGTTTGTCACTGATGATGTTCAGGTAGACCACTCAGGAACCAAATCAAAAAACGCTAGGGATATTAAAATTATCGGTGCAGTAGATGTGAAGGTAGCTTCTACAGTTAACGATAGAATTAGCACCTTGCTTTTTGATGTACGTAGAGCATTGGCAATGGATAAATATCAAAACTTTTCTGAGAAAACTTCTCTGGCTTCAGAGATAAATATCGGTAGAGCTGTTTTTGATTTACCTGATCCTAAAAGTCAGTATGCTCTTTTTGAATTGCCTGTAGAGGTAAAATACAACGAAAATTGGAAACCATAATGAAAAAAATAAGACCATTAGAAGATAACGTCATAGTTGAAATTATTGATTCTGAACAGATTATAGGTGGGATTATTATTCCCGGTTCTGCTGTTGAGAAATCTACTCTTGCTAAAGTGATAGTTCCTAACGAGGTTAGTTACTGGCGCAATGGTAAAAGACGACCCCCATTCCTTAAACCCGGAACAGTTGTTAGACTACCTACCGGGAATGTTGGGACTGGTGTTCCTGAAGCCCCTGAAGGTAAGAAATGGTTGTCTGTACCTGAAGATTCAATTTACTATATTGTAGAGGACTGAAGATGGGAAGAAAAAACCGACAACAACAAACTGAAGTGACTGAACCTGTAGATGATGGTATGGTTTCAATCACTTTCAAAAGTGAATGTAATTTCTTGAGCAAACCTAGATCAGCAGGGGATGTTTTGGGCGTTACTATTCACCAAGCGAAGAATTTAAAACTTAACGATCTGATAGAGGATTAAAATTATGAATAAGTCATTTATGGGAAAGGGTACAGTGTACCTTGAAGAAATTGGTGGTAGTACTGGACTTTTGTCAATCGGTAACTGCTCTGAATTAAACCTTGCTTTGAACGAAGACAAGAAAGAGCAGAAAGATTATGAAGATGCTGGTGGAGCTGTTGTAAACACTGTATCTCGTATCGATTCTGTTACAGGTGCAATCACTGCTCTTGATATTTCTGGTGATAATCTAGCTAAAGCCCTTCGCGGTTTGGTTACTAAAGTTGCTGGTGCTGCTCAATCTGCTGAAGCTCATGGCAGTGCGATTGCTGGTGCATTGACTCCTACTACTTTTGTTATCGATCACAGTGTAGCTGTTCTCGTTCAAGGTACAGGCGGTACACCAACTTATGTAGCTGGTGATGATTACGAACTGAAAAACAACGGTGTTGTAATGATTGCTGACGGTACTAATACGTTTGGTGTAACAGGTGCTCTTGAAATCGATTACACAAGTGCTGACGAGATTCGTGTTGAAGCTATTGCTGATTCTGGTAAGGAATACAAAATGGTGTTCGATGGTCTTAACGAAGCTGACTCTGGAAAGCCAGTGTTGGTTACTGTTCATCGTGTGAAACTGAACCCTGCACAAGCCTTGGCTCTTATCACTGATGACTTCGGTACTCTACCTATGGCATTTGACATCCTGAAGGACGCTTCAATTGTTGGGGCATCACTATCTAAGTTCTTTAAGATTCAGATGAATCAGTAATATTAAAGTTAAACTTTAGATACTAGAAAGGGCTACAATACGTTAGCCCTTTTTTTTTTTAGGAGAATAATACAATGCCAAGTAATGAAGAAATCATCGATCTAGTAATTGACGCTAAGAACCTTTCAGCAGATGAACTGAGAGAAGTCACGGATGATGTGGAGGAACTTGGTAATGAGGTTGCTAAGACTGAAGCTGAATTAAACAAGCTGAAAATAGATAAGGCTACCATTTCTTCATATCAGGAACTTGAAACTGAAGTAGAACAATTAAAAGAAAGTCTTGCTACCAGTACAGCAGAATATAAAAAAGCTAACGCTGCATTAAAGTCTAATAAAGAATCTACTCTTGATCAGAGTAAAGCTGTAGAGCGTCAGAATATTGAATTAAAAGAACAGAGGAAAGTTCTTACTTCACGAACCAATGAGTTGAAGAAAGTTTCAGCAGTAATGAATAAACTCGGTTTAGATACTGATAAAGCCCGACTCATTGAAAAGCAATATGGTGAGAGAATAAAACTCACTCGTAATGAATTACTGAGATCGAAAGTAGCTTATAAGGAAGAAGCTGAACTTCTCAGGAAGAAATACACTGAACAGAAAAAAATCATAGCTCAACAGAAAATTGAAACTGATGGTGTTAAAAAATTAAAGAAAGTTAAGTCGGATGCTGCAAAGGATGCTGTAGCTAATCTTAATCGTGAAATCGATGCTGCTAAAAGGAAAAATATTGCTACAGAAAAAGCTCGTGTAGCAGATACAAAATTAGCTAACGAACAGAAGAAGACTACTGCCAATATTAAAAAGTATGAAATCGAATTAACTAAACTTCATGCTGAATATGCTAAAGGGAACATTAAGAAAAGTGCCTACATCAAAGGTGAAGCTAAACTCCGAAGTCAATTAAAACTTACTGAAAAACAAGTCAAGGCTACTAATCGTGCTCTGGCTGCTGATAACGCTGTTAAAAAGGCTAAGAGTACCGATCTTCTTACAAGTGCCACTAGAAGACTTGCTCAAGCTTACACGGTCATGCTGGCTGCTCAGAAAGCATCACAGGCCGTAGTTCAGTCTGTTCAAGGTTACGGTGATCTAGAAGAAGCTCAGACTAAAGTCGTTAAGACTACAGATTTGATGCGTGACGAACTCTTAGCAATGACGGATGAACTTACTAGGCTTGCTACTGAAGTCACTCCTACAGCTACTAACGAGCTTCTACGTTATGCAGAAGTCGCAGGTCAGTTAGGTGCTGAAGGTAGCGAGAACATTCTTAGACTGGCTTCGGCTGCTGACACTTTGAATGTGGCTACTGATTTAGCTGGTGACGAAGCTGTAACTTTATTGACTCGTATCTTAACGATGACAAATGAAGGTGTACCGGCTATCGATGACTTAGCTTCAGTCGTGGTAGAACTTGGTAACAACACTGCTACAACAGAATCAGAAATAGTACAGATGGCAAAGGAAATTGTTACTGGTACTACAGCACTTGGTTTAGGTTCTACTGCTGCTGCTGCATACGGTGCAACCCTGAAGGAATTAGGTCAAACAGGTGAGAGGTCACGTTCATCATTCTCAAGACTTTCCAGTGCTATTAATCAGGCTGTTAACGATGGTGGTGAAGACTTAGAAGTTTTACAAAAAGTTACCGGGCAAACCGCTAAAGAAATTGAAACAAATTTAGGTGATCGACCCGAACTTGTCATCAATGCTTTTCTTGAAGGTCTATCAAGACTTAAAGACGAAGGTCAGAGTGTAGATTCTACTCTTGATAGTTTCGGGATAACTGCTCGTGAAACTCAAGATACTATCGGTGTACTTGCTAAGAATACTGAAAGACTTGCTCGTAACTTTAAACTTGCTGACGAAGCTGCTGCTGACGGTACTAAACATATTCAGGAAGCATCTAAAGCTTACGCTACTCAGAATGCTCAAGTTGCGAAATTAATAAATAAGTTCACTTCTCTTAAAGCTAAAATAGGTGAAGCTTATAGTGATGAAACTGATTCTTCGATAAAAGGTTTCGGTGAATTACTTGACGATAATAATGAAGCCATTATTCATGCAATGGAACTTCTCTCAGAAATGGGTTTAGGATTTGTAGACCTTGCTGAAGATATAGGTTTAGTTGGTAAATCTTTATTCGATTTATTCGGTGACTTAGACCTTGTAGATGGTGCTTTTAATATTTTTAAATCAGGCATCAATGCAATCACAGTTTCTATAAAAGGAATTGTAAGATCAATAGTTGACGTTCAGATAGTTTACAAGCAATGGCTTGATTCAATGGGTTTACTATCTGAAGAAGGAAGTAAGGATTTAAAACGACTTCTAGATGATCACAATGAATTAAGTAAAGCTATTACTGAAGACTTTCAAGATATAAGAAATGCCAGTGATGACATGAAAGGAAAGTCGTCTGATGCTTATAGAGATTTAATTAATGTAGCTGGTGAATATGGCGAAGCTGTAGAACAACTTAGTTATGAACAGAAGACTCAGTTAGAACTCATTAAAGAGTCAGGTGTTTATAATAAAGAATTGGAATCTCAGTATCGTGAAATAACTGCTTCCTTAATTCTCATTAATAACGGTTTGGAAGTTAATAAGAAACTTACTGAATCGAAAAATAAATTAGATGAACAGTCTGTAAAGTCTGCTGAAAAATTAAAGAATGTAAACGCTTCTTTAGCTTTATCTATTGAAGATCAGGTTGACGCACACAAAGGCTCTGACACCATTATAAGAAGGGTGATGAATAATGACATCACCCTGACTAAGGTTAGAAAAATAGCTGACGCTCAACTTAAAAACGGAACGATAACTCACAAAGAATATTTAGAAGTCTTAAAAGATTTAGAGATAGCTGAAAAGAAACTTGCAGGTGCTACCGAAGAAAAAGCTGAAGCAGTTAAAAAATCAGTTGAGAATTATAGTGATTCATCTAATGAAGTTATAAAACTAACTTCCGCTATCGTTAAACAGCGAGTAGAGATTCAGAAACTAAATACAGTTTTAGAAACAGCTACGTCTACTGATGAACAGAAGTTACAAGCTTCTAGAGATTTGGTTATTGCTACCAGAGAATTAGGAAGTTTAAGTACTGACCTTGCATTTCAAAAGGAACTTGAAGCTGCTAGCACTTCACAGTTAACAGTTTTACAACGTGAATTAAAAACAGAGATTGACGGTCTTAATTCAGCTAAAGAAATAAACGGTAAGTTAACTACTGAAGAAATTGAACGACTTGCTGTTTTAAATGAACAGATGGATGCTGTTAACGGTAGGTTGAAAGATCATACTAAAGATACTGACACTGACACTGAAGCTGTAAAAAAGAACACTGAAGCCCTTGAAGAAAATTCAGGCAAGCAAGGTGAAAAAGCTGAAGCTCAAGAAAAAGATATGGAAGCTGCTAGTGCTTCTATTGCAATGCAACTTGAACTCAGAAAACAGTATGATTTTTCAGGGATGTCAATCGATGAACTGAATAAGAAATATGAAACAATGGAAAAGGGTGTTCGTAAATTAGCCCTTGGTCATCGTGAATGGTTCGGTGATCTTAATAACATAACCAATGCCGCATACAAACGTAGAGCAGCAGCAGTGCAAGAAACTATTTCCATGAAGCAGCTTGAAGAAGCTGTTGCCTCTGGAACAATGACGATGCACGAATTAAATGATGCTGCTGTTAGAGCTGAATATAGTTTCGGTTTATTGGATGACAAACAGCTTGACCCATTACGTCAGAGTATTGCAAATGCTAAACGAGAGTTTCAAGATTTAAGTGATACTATTCTTGACAGCTTTCAGGATACCGAAGACAGACTTGATGCTTTATTAGGTCGTGAGTCAGACATTATAGCCAGACAGTTTTCCCGTGAAATGGAACAGGCTCAGGCATTGTTAGATCAAGCCAGAGATTCCGGTGATGCTGATTTAGTTAGGAAGGCTCAAAAGAATATAGATAACTTGAAAAAAGCTCAGGACATCGAACTCAGGCAGGCTAAAGAAGATCAGGAAGCTCAGGCTCAAGAGGCGAAGGATGCTAAAAAACAAGCAAAGGATGCTGAGAAGGAAAAGCGTCAGGTT